GGACGGGACGCCGGCGTTCTGGAAGTAGACCTTCGCGAAGTCGGTCATATTAAGATCAAGGTTGACGTTACGGGCCAAGACCTGGAGGGGAGACAATCCGTAAAGGTCGCCGCCGGGATTCGGCAGGGCGAGGTGGCAGATGTCCTCTCTGGGGATGGAGTAGTCCTTGCCGCCGACCGTGTAGACGTAGCCCTCGGCGCCGTGGTCCCCGCCGATTATCCGGACCCGGTCGGGCCGGAGGTGGTAGAGCGCGGCGACCTTCCCGCTCCGGTTGCGCTCCTTGAGCGTGTAGGTATTCCCGGCGACCATCAGATAGGTCACCAGGGTCTCGACAAAGGAATACCAATCGGAGGTCGGGTTGGGCTTGGATGTCAGGTCGTGGAGAAGGCCGGAGGTTATCTCGACGGAGCCGCCGCCCTGGGCGGGAGCCTGGACGTAGTACCGGGGAGAGGCCGCGCTGACCGCAAGCTCGCGGATGCAAGCATGGACGATCTCGCTCTTGGCGTATCCCTCGGTGGCGAATGATTCAAAGCTGGCGTCCGGGTAGGTCGCCTGTCCAACGTCATAATTGAGCGGGACGGCGACTGCTACGTCTCCCGGTTCTTGCTTGCGGAGGAAGTCCCAGAACGGCAAAAGTGACCTCCACCGGCTTCGGGCTTCCGCCTCGGACACTTGCCGGATAAGGCCACTGGTTAAAATCTAGCATAACGGGGAGCAAAAGAAAAGCCCCGGCGACTGGCCGGGGCTGGGTGGCTGGTGGGTTATTCCTTAGACCGAGAGTTGATAGTCGTCGCTGGTCATCCAATCCATCTCGGTGATGGCTTCGGCTTCGGTATCGTGGCGGGACCATTCGTGACCGCTCTGGAAAAGTCCCCATTGTGTTGCCGTGATAACAATCGCTCCGTTCTCGATGTGCCCGGTCTCGATTTTCTTGATCTCTATCATCTCGGTTCCTCCCTTGCTTTACTATGTATATTATAAGGGATACCATATGAATTAGCAAGTGTTTTGACAACCAATATTGCGGATTGGTATAAACTCGTTTTTCGCCTTCCGTTTCCTGTTCCACTCGGCCCAGGTCCAGGGTCGATACGGCTCGACCCGGTTGCCGGTCCCGGTGCAATGCATCAGCCCGTCCTCGTAACGGTAACTCAGATGCCGCCCGTCCCGGACGATGGTGTACGTCACGCCGGGAGTCGCGAGGGCATTGCGCCTCGCCCACCGCCGGCCAGCCTTCCAGTCCTTGGTCTTGACGGTTAATGCCATTACGATTATCTGGCCCATCCTGGATTGTCGGCCAGCCATTCCTGTAATCTCGGCGCTCCCTCCAGACTGCGACGGCTGGGCCGATAGAGTCTCTTGCCCTCTCCATCTCGCACGATAGCCCGCGGATCGAGTAACACCACGGGCTTATCTTCTTGCTCACCGAGGTCAACCGCTAACGACGGAATCCCATCAGGCTTTATCAAGCCCTTCCAAACTCCATCAAGGACAAAATGTTTCCCCGATGGATATGCAATCTGGAGAATCATAGGATAAGCTTCACGCCTCGTTCCGGGTCTTGCATCGGGCGCAGATGATGACCGTCCCCCGCTCGGCCTTCTCGGCCAGGAGCTTCCCACAAAGGTTGCACCGGAGTTCCTTGGTCAATCGTCCTCTTGCTCCTTGATGAACTGGGCGCATATCCCCAGGAGGGCGGACGCCATCGCCAGCATCGCTAGTTCAGCCGCTTTATCCTCGCGGGTATTTATGGTGTTCGCCTTCCATTCCTTGGCATTTTGCTCGGCCTTGACCAACCATTCCCGGCCTTCGGAGAAGTAGTCCTCCGGAGTTTTCATCACCATACTCCCACTCCTGGCCCCGGCGCCGCGTAGCACATCGCCAGGGCGTCGGCATCGTCGGGGCTTCCGCCCGTTGACCGTTTCTTGAAGTCATCCTTTGATTCCAGTTTTATCCTCCGGTCTCCCTGGACGGTGTACCGCCGCGCCGAAAGCTGGGCGATCACTGACGGATTGTCGTCAATGTCAATCATGCCGTCCCGGAAGGCTTGGCCCAGTTCCAGCCACGCTTCCGCGATGGCGTTGACGTACCTGTCAGACCTCCGGGCCTTCTCCCCGCCGTTGAAGGCGACGATCCGGACCCGCCCTCCGGCCACGTTCTCCTCGTTGAGCCTGTCGGTGACTCCCCCGCCGACGCCCGTGTCGTCCACGATTATCTGGCCCACCTCCGGGTCGTCTTCGGCCATCGCCTTGAGATGTCCGGCGACCTCTTGGGTATCCCGGCCTTGGGACTTCCAGACCAGTCGGCAGACGTTCCCTTGCCGGCGGTAGACCACCGTCTTGTCGGCGCCGAATCTGGCAACGTCACAAGCCAGCGTAGCCTCGCCCTCCGGTTCCAGTTGCCGCTCGACCGCGTCCATCAGGAGAGACCGCGGGACGATGGCGTCCTCCAGGTTGTCCGGGAACCGGCCCAGGACCGAGGCGATGTACAGGGCCGAGTCCTCGCCCCACTCCAGGCGCCGTTCCTCGATCTGTTCGGTGGTCACCATGCCGGGGATTATCTCGCGGCCTTGCTGGACGTTGGGCGTGTCGGATGCGGCGATCTCGATGGTGTGGTAAAGGTCGGCGCCGCCGTGGAAGGCGTCGTAGAACTCGCCGGAGCTGGCGAAGGCGTTCCCCGTCAATAACATTCGGGCCGGGTTGAGCCGCTTGACGGCGTCGATGTGGGATTGCTCGATGTTGTGAGCTTCGGTCAGGATGACCAGAAGGTTCGGGCTGTGGAAGCCCTGGATGTTGTATTCGTTATCGGTGGCGAATCCGACCGCATAGTGCCGGTCGTCCAACTCCCACCGGGCCGTCCGGTACATCTGACCGCCGAGCGGCGCCCTCGCCGTGAGGTATGCCGACCTGGCTTCCTTCCACACGATGTCCGAGACCTGGCGATGGGTCGGGCCGAGGACAACGCAGATGGCGGGATAACGGGTCGCCATCCACCAGAGCATCACCCTGGCCGATTGCCAGTCCTTGCCGGTCCCGTTGGCGCCGACCACCGCGACCCGGTTATGGTCCCGGACGGCCCTCGCCATTTCCAACTGTTTGTCGTAAACGCTGGCGCAACCGAGGACGGCATCCCAGAACCAGGCCGGATCAGTCCTGGAGTGGTCAACCAGGAATTGTTTCTCGGCCTGGGATAGCGTTGTCATGTCCGGTCGGACGCATTATGGACGGTCAAGCGCGGCTTCGCTTTTGGCCCGGTGACTCGTATCTTGTAGTCACATTCGGGACACCGTGTCCACCGGGACTTTGTGCCATCCCGATGCCGTTCTATGTGATCGCCCACACGCCGGACAGTGTTGCCATACTGGACTTCGATCTCGCCGGTTACGGGAGACCCGCCAGCGATACACAATACGCGGAGCCGTCCAATCTTGTCATAGCTCTTGACCGTCCGTCCTGTCTTCTTGGCCCACGGCCAGGTCAGTCCCCATATCGACACGTTCTCCCTCCACTACCTGGCCGGCGCCGTCCATCGCTTCCCGGAGGAGGTCCGCGAAGGTAACGCCGCCAACCATGACATTCTGTTGTTGGAGTTGGATCAAAGGCTTCTCCGGTATCAGTCCGCCGATGGTATCCAGGCGCCGGAGAATGTCCAGGACGATCCCCGTGGCCCTCGCGGCCTGGGTGTCATCGGGGCCGGTGGCTTGAGACCACCAGCGGAGGAGGAGCCGTTCATACCTTGACCGCTGGAGGTTGTACTCTTGCTGGACGGCTTCCTTGTCGTCCCGGCGTACCTCGGCCAGCCGTCTTTTGACATCGTTCCAGACTTGCGCCCTGGACACGCCAAGCTGGTCGGCGATGGCTTGCTCGGTCGCCCCGGCCATCTTCATCTGGATGACTTGTTGGCGTCTTTGCTCCGCGATTATCTTGTTGCCGTTTTGTAAAGCCACGACCTACCTACCCGCCAACTTCGGCTCAACTCCCATGCCGGACATCCGCTCCAGGGTCACCGCGACATACTTCGGCTCGATCTCCATCCCGTAGCAGATGCGGCCCAGTTGCTCCGCGGCGACCATCGTCGTCCCGGAGCCGAGGAATGGGTCGTAGACCTCCGGGAAATTATGATTGCGGATAGCTCGCGCCATACACTCGACGGGCTTCTGTGTGCTATGTCCGCCTTCGACATTCTTGTCCAAGTTGATTTGCCAC